TCGTGCAGTAGCTCCTATGGAAAAAGAGTTCAAGATTATGCCACTCGCTTATTGCGATGCTGCTAATAATCCAGCAGGACTCCACTACTATATGCTATACCGTGATGATGCTGAATCAGTACGTATGGATATTCCAGTACCATATACAACCACACAACCAAACTCATTGAACAACTTCTCGTTCGCTGACGTAGGTTATGGTCAGTACACAGGTACGATCGTTTATCGTAATCTAGAAGTCTTACGCTTCCAATACTAATTGGAAGCTAGGATTCAACCTAAACAAATAACAAAATGACAACCGAAACCATTGCGACCCCAACCGTCGTTTCCGCACCAGAAGAAAACCTCGTGCGCATTTATAACAAGAACAAATCTTCATTTGGTTCTTACACCCACGGACAGTATTCCATAAAGGGCACCGACTTTGCGTCGATCCCTCAATGGTTAGCTGATAAGTGGATTAAAATGTTTCCTCAACACATTGCTTTAGCATCAGACGTTGGTTCAGACGCTGCTTCCAACAATGCTAAAGTAGAGGAACAAAAAGCAAAAGTAGAAGAGCTTTCTAAAGAAAATCAAGAGCTTGCAGATAGAGTCAAAAATCTAGAAGCAATGCTTAAGAATATGCCGAAAGCTATTTCCAAAAATAAGGCTGCTTAATTGTGCCATTTACGATTCCAACTGTTAGTGACTTTAAATCGCAATTTCCTCGTGATTTTCCATATGCTGTACCTGCGTATGGAGCATCTGGAACTGCGGTCATTAGCGGAGGAATTGTAACGTCAATTTCTCTTGGAGCAGGAGGTACTGGTTACGCCACTGTACCTACAGTCATTGTGGGGGCTGCTCCAGGAGATCTTGGCACAGGCGCAACAGCTACCGCTACCATTTCTGGTGGTTCTGTAACAGGATTTAATGTTGTTACAGGCGGTTCAAACTATGGACAACCTCCAATCATTACCATTACTGGTGGTGCAGGAGATAATTCTGATTTAAGCAAGGTTACAGATACTGATATTAGCGGTGCCATCTTTGATGCACAGTTTAACATTAACCAAGCTCTATTTCCGACACAGCAGTTCTTTAGTCGGGCTTTCCTATATTTAGCAGCGCACCAGCTAGTGGAAAAGCTCTTGGCTGCTCAGGAGGGCATGGGCAGTCAATATAGTTGGCTGACTATTTCCAAAGGCGTAGACTCCGTAACTGAAGGATTTCAAATCCCAGAGCGGATAGCTCAGGACCCAATGCTCTCACACTTTAGTAAAACTAGATACGGTGCAATGTATCTACAAATAATCAGTCCTCAACTAATAGCCAACGTATTCGTAGCCTTTAGAGAGACGCTACCGTAGTAATAACAATGGAAACTACGGTTACATTAAATACTGACTCGCTTAAAAACCTTACTAAAGCTTTAAAAGCTAAAAGTAAACTAGCGGTCAAAGTAGGCGTAATGGCTGATAGCAATAGTCGTACACCCGTATATCCTAATGATCGAGGATTAACCAATTCACAGATAGCATATAAACATGAATTTGGAATAGGTGTACCAGTACGTTCAATCCTTAGAAAACCTATGATGACACTTATGGGTTCTAGGCTTAACAATGTACCAGAATCTACATGGAAAGAAAGTTTTGATTCATCTGGTATTTACGGAATGTTAGAAGTTGTAGGTCAAGTAGGTGTCAAATTAGTAGATGATAATTTTGATTATCAAGGCATACCTACTGGATGGAGAGAACTATCTGATGCTACTATAGCTAATAGAAAGCGATATAATCGTCCTTCTAAATTAATTTTAAAAGATTCTAAGCAATTAGAGTCTTCATTTGGATATGAGGTAGTTAAATGATTACGCCATTACCTACATTTCCAACTGTACCTGGTCCTATTGTAGGAGGTGGTTCTACGCCCCTTTTTAGCACTTCTACGGCACCACAGACACAATATACAGTATCTGGGTGGTCTCAGCCTATTTTAATGGTTATAAACACTGTTATTGTCCAAGATGGCGATGCAGTAACCATTACTAGACAAATCAGTACATCTGGTTTTCTTACGCCTGCTTCTGGTCGTAAACTTAATTTTAAATTTGAAGGTGAGCGTTCTTGGAGACACCACCATCTTTACTGCATTACTGATCCTCAGCTAAACACTAATGATCAAGTAATTATACAAAACATACCATACCGAGTTTTACACAAATGGAACTGGGGACAATTTGGTTATGTTAAGTATATGTTGAAAGAAGATTATACAAGTGAATACAACCCCGGAAGTTATAAATCTCTTAGTTAATCTGATAAAATATCAGCTTAATTTGGATAACAACCACGTTGTTACCTATAATCAGCGTATACCAATACCGCCTGATGAGGGAATCTTTGTAGCTGTAGGTTTACTTGGAGATAAGGTGTATGGGCATAGCATTAAGTACGAAACTGGGTTTATACCTAGCACTTCGGAGGGTACACCGCAAATTGAAGTATTAAATGAAGTACAAACACAAAACGTACAACAGATATACTCGATTGAAATAATGTCCCAAAACAATGATGCCAGAGCAAGAAGACAAGAAATATTGTTTGCTTTAAATTCAACAAGGGCTGAACAACTACAAGAAAAATATGGGTTCAAAATCGCCAATTTACCTACAACTTTTAACGATACTTCCTATGTTGAGGGATCTTCAAGACTTACACGCTATTCAATCACTTTTAATGTTCTAACAGCCTTCATTCGGACGGTTCCAGTTGATTATTATGATCAATATTTAGGACCGGAAGTAATCACAAATCCTTAATCGTATAAATCATGTCACTATCAATTAATAACTTCGTTAACTTCACCGTTGAACAACCTGGCTCAGGTGTTCCAGCGTACAACGTAAATTCGTTGGCTATTATTACGGCAGAATCACCATCTTCTTCCGGTCCTTCCTATTCAAGCTTTGGTCACGGTGCAGTAGCATCGGTAACTGGTTCACTTTCTGGTGGTGCTATTCCATTAGGATTAAGTGCAATTACAATAAGCAATGGTGGTTCTGGTTATACAAATATACCAACAGTATTTTTCGTAGGTGGTACACCAACTACAGGAAATACAATAACTCCTGCATCTGGTACAGCAGTTGTAAATTCTAGTGGTGTAGTGACTGGAATTAATGTTATTAATGGTGGTGCTAATTACGCTACTGTTCCAACAATAGTTATTGGTAGCACTTACAGAGTTTATACTGATCCAATTCAAGTAGGTCTTGATTTCGGCACAGGTTCAGAAACTTATGCAATGGCTCAAGAAGTATTTAGCCAATCACCAAACATTCTTTCTGGTGGTGGTCAGTTGGTAATTTATCCAATGACAAGTGCTGATACGCTTTCAACTGCTATCTTTGCAATTACTCAATTAATTTACACAGGTGGTATCTGCTGGTGTGCATATAATCCTAGCGTTTCTGAAATCGTAGCTGCTTCTAACGAAGTACAGTCATTAACGCCAAAGACACTATTATTTGCTCCAACAAATAACAAATCAGATCTTTATTCCAGTGGTTCACCACAAGGTATGTGCTATCAAGTATTTGCTGCAGGCAATCAGCAAACACGTACACTCCTTTATACAGTAAGTGCCCAAGCTGCTCGTTTATTTGCTGCTGCTTATGCTTCACGTTTATTGTCTACAAACTTCAATGGAAGTAACACGACAATTACAATGAATTTTAAGCAATTAACAGGTATACAACCTGGTAGTAGCTTAGTAGCTGATAGCGGTATTGATTCTACAACTTATGCACAATGCCAAGTAGTTGGAACTGATTTCTATACTTCAATTCAAGGTATTCCAGAAACTATTTCAACTGGTGCAAATGGTTATGCTGATAATGTATTCAACATGACTTGGTTGCTCAATACATTACAAACAACTACATTTAACTTCTTAGCTCAAACACCTACTAAGATTCCACAAACAGAATCTGGTATGACTGCATTAAAAGGAGCTATGACAAATGTTCTTAATCAGGCAGTAGCTAATGGATTCCTTGCTCCTGGTCAATGGACTGCAACAACCTTTGGTAATCCTGTGGATCTAATCCGCAATATTGCTGACTTCGGTTATTACATCTATTCGCAACCTGTATCTCAACAATTACAAGCACAACGTCAAAACCGAGTCGCTCCATTAGTTCAAATTGGTGTTAAGTTCGCTGGAGCTATTCAGAGCGTTAACGGAATCATCTTTATCAACCCTTAATTCTTAAATAGTCATGGCTGACATCTCACTCAACGGTAACGACACAATTCTGTTAAACGGTACATTACTCACAGATTTCGCAGATGGCGATGTAGGTTCACTTACATTTCCTAACGAAACTGCTCAATTCAAACCAGGCAAGAATGGCAATACTCTTATTGCTTTTAGTGCCCTTGGTCAATTGACGGAATGTACGCTACGTCTAATACGTGGTAGCAATAACGATTCTTATATTAATTCATTCCAGCGTTTGTTTTTCCAAGATCCACCATCATTTCCTCTATTAACTTTACAGTTAGTAAAGCGTGTTGGTGATGGTCAAGGCAACGTAACAAACGATACTTATCTTTTAACAGGTGGTGTACCAACAAGTATTCCAGAAGTTAAGAGCAATGTAGAAGGCGAAACTGAACAAGGTGTAACAATCTGGAAGTTCAAGTTTGCTGCTGGCACACGTCAAATCGGTTAATTAAATTACAATGAAAGATATTCCCCTATCTAGCGGTGCTGTTCTAGGATTCCAGTTAGCTGGATTCTCCGACAGTATGAAATTGTTTAATGCAGTCTTTAAAGAACTCGTAGGAGTTCCTATAGGCCAACCTGGTGCTGCTTTTGATTTAAGCACACTGTTTCAACTAGAAGCATCCCAGCTTAAAGATATAGTAATTAAAGTTGGGACATCCGAACACGTACAAGAAGCTATATGGAAGTGTATGATGTCATGCACTTTCAAAGGAGTTAAAGACTTTACTGCTACAAGAATAGCAGCAAACACCTTTGATTCTGAAGATAATCGTCCAGATTTCCTTCTCGTAGCTTGGGAGGTGGCTACATTGAACTTAGCCCCTTTTTTCAAAAACCTCGCATCGCTGTCATCAATCCAAAAAGGGATTCCAAGTGGCAACGAGCAAAAGTCCGAGACGAGCTAAGTCCAGAGGTTCGGATAGCTTTACAGTTAAACTTAAAGGGAGTAGGTACTTTGCAAGAAATCTTGCAGATGCCTACTGATTTGGTCTTAGACGCATGGTACTTTCATATCTGTCAGGCTGAAAGCACTGAAACCGAATACGAACTTAATAAGGAAAATAAGAAATGAGCCAGATTGCAGACTTCTTTGTAAAATTAGGATTTAAAGTAGATAATCCTGAAGTACTTAATGCTGTAACTAAGCAATTACAAGAGGCTGCAAAAGCAGCTAAAGATTTAGGTTCATCTTTAGGTGATGTACAAAAGAAACTTACCTCATTAGCTAATATTGAGATAAAGAAACCAGAAGTATTAGAAAATAAAGAAGTAGAAGCTGGTAAGCAAAAAGATAGCCACGTACAAAGATATAAGTACGAAAAAGAATTAAGAGATAAAGATTTTAGAGAAAAAGAAAAGCAAGCTAAAGCAGAAGAAGATTTTCGTAAACGTATGCAAAAAGCATACGATAAAGAAGAGGCTGCTAAGAAAAAAGCTTACGAACAAAATGTAAAATCTTTTAATAAGATAAATCAGGGAAAAACTGATGTTAATGATTTAGCTATAGCATTTAGCGAATTAGGAATTGAAGCTTTATCTGCTGGAGCAGTAATAGCAGGTGCAGTTATAGCATTAGATAAGATTTCAAGTTCTACAATTAGCACTGGAAATAATCTTAAGAATTTTAGTTTAAGCACAGGTTTATCTACGGATACTCTACAAAGCTGGCAGTTAGAAGCAATTAAGGTTGGTAGTAGTGCAGATGAAATGGCTGCTACTATTGCAAGACTACAACAGATAATGACTGATGTAGCTACTAATCGTGCGTCAAATCCTTGGTTTTCACAATTAGGTATAGATCCTAGGGAAGACGTATACACTGCTTTTAATAAAATAAGTAAAGCATTAAGACAATCTTCTGGCATAAATGCACCGATTGCATTTAAAGCTGCGCAAGGTTTAGGTATACAAGACCCTAATATTTATGCTGCAATACGAGCAGGAAAATTTAATCCTTCTGAGCAAGAAAGTGCTGCTCGTTATACAGACGAAGAAATAAACAAATTAAAAGAAATTAATAGCATTTGGGGTGATATTAATTTACAAGCAAAATTATTAAGCACAACTATTGGAAAAGATTTGGTAGTGCCACTTACTAACTTTGCAAATGTTGTAGATAAAATATTAAAAGGCATAAACGAATTATATCCTATATTTAAGTCGTCTGTTAAAATTGGCATGGGACTAGATTTTTCTGAATTAAATAAATTACCTAATCCAGATACTTTATTTACTATACCTGCTAGCTATCCTAAATTAGCACAAGCACAACAACAGCTAATTAATTTAACTGTAAATCAAACAAATCATGGTGGCGATGGTAAAGCTGCTGGTGAAAAGTTTATTGATGTAGTAAAAACATTCTGGAATACAGAGTTAGCTGGTTTAGCTGCACAATCTAGTTTAGCTTCATCACAATACTAATATGGCAACAAACGTAATACCTACAGATTCATCTAGCGTTTTTGCTTCACAGACTAAAACTGCAGCAGCATTAACTAACTTTAATACTGTTTATGTATATCCATCTCCATTGCCTAGTGGTATAGGCGGTTTAGTATTTGATATACGTGGTCAAGAACGTGCAGAATTAAAATCAGAAATAACCGATCATTATTTAGAAGATAATACTGCGATACATGATCAGATTTCATTATCGCCAGAAAAAGTAACTTTAAAAGGTTCTACAGGTGATTTAGTTTATAATTTACCTATAATTACTAATGCCCCTACGCAAATTGTTAATCCATTGCCTTTAAATGGACCATTACAACCAGTATTTACACAAGGTACATATCAAGCACAAGCTGGTTCACAAAGTAGCGTAGTATCATATAGCTCTGCAAAAAGTAATAGCGTTTATTCATATTATTTAGGACACAGTTCCGTAGCTAATAATCCTGGTAATAAACAAGCGTTAATATTTGGTTATCTTTATCAGTTGTGGCAAGGTCGTGTGCTTTTTACAGTAGAAACTCCTTGGGGTATATTTAGTAGCATGGCTATTGAATCTGTAGAACCAGTTCAAAATGAAACTACTACTAATATAACCGATTTTACCGTTACCTTTAAAAAAGTAAGAATATTAGGTCAAAATTTAGCTAATCAAGTTGCTACTGCTGGTAATTCTGCTGCACAAATACAAGCCACAATGCCTGTAAATGCAGGATCTGCTGGTACTGTACCATATACTATTCAGCAAGTAGAAAGCCTAGCACAAGGTTGGCTAAGTTCATCTATTAACGATGTATTAAACAACGCTTTGGCTGAATTAACTAATGATGATAATGAAATAGCTGTGACTATTCAGCAAGATTCTCAAACGCAAGTTGCAGATCTTATTAATACACTTAATGGCGGTGATGATGCTTCATTAATGTCGGCAGCATGGGATGCCATAGATAATTTATAATTATGCAATATATATCGGGCATAACTAATAATTTAAACCAAACCTTTTCCATTTCTACAATAAATGGAACTACGGCTACAATTAATTTATATTATGAATCAAATCAACAGGGTTGGTTTTTTAATTTAACATGGAATGGTTCAAACCCTGCTTATGAAGTAAATGGTAATAGAATAACTGTATTTCCTAATTTATTGAGACAGTATCAGTACATTCTTCCTTTTGGTTTGGGTTGTACAACATCTGATGGTTATGATCCATTAAATCTAAGCGATTTTTCAGATGGTTACGCACAATTATTTATATTAACACAAGCTCAAGTTAAAGCACTTGAAACAACAATATTTGTAGGTAATTGAAATTTAACCGCACATATACTTTAACTGTAGGAGTTCCACCTATTGGTCCAGTTACACAAGTAACTAAATCAACATCTGGTCCTGCTTATGGTTTTAATCAAACTATTGCAACCAACCAAAAGCGTGCGACGGAGACTGGTGTATTTACACGTACAACTACTGCATCTCAATCAATTACATTACCTGTTAGTTTAGAATTTAGCGTAGATAGAGCTTTTATGTCCAGTACTAATACTGGCACGTTTAAACTTTATAATTTATCCGAAGAACAAAGAAACCAATTATTAAAACCTTATTATACACAAAGTCTTTATGTGCCTGTACAATTAAGAGCTGGTTATGAATTGGGTAATCAAGGTTTAATTTTTAGCGGTCAGGTAATGATTGGTAAAAGTTATCGTGTGGGTAGAAATAATATAGTTACAGAATTAACCTGTAAGGATAATTCTTTTATGTATTCTAATAGCTTTTCTAATTTTACCACTAATCCAGGTACTACATTAAGACAGGCATTAATTGATTTAAATAGCGATTTACTTACTGCTTTTCCAACGCCTCTTTTTGGAACTATACCAGATATACAATTTATAAGACCAAAAAGCTTTGTAGGTCCTACGTTTACTCAAATACAAAACATATTAGATAAGTATCAATTAAATGCTACGATTGATTTATCTCAGCTAAGAGTAATGTCTAAAAATGAAGGTTTTTTAACTACAGAAGAACCTTATGAAATTAGTTCAGCAACGGGATTATTAGATGTGCCAATGCCTACAGATAATTCATCTGTGGTATGTAAGATGTTATTTGAACCATCTTTTTACATTGGACAATTAGTAAAACTTAATAGTACTGAAAATCCTGCATATAATGGTATATATCCTATTTATGGCATAAAACACGAAGGTGTAATATCACCTAGTGTTAATGGACAGTTTGTTACTATATTAGATCTTTATAAGCCTTATGCAGGCACAACACCTGTAACTATAACAGGCAATTTAAGTTTACCAAGTTGAGTTATGGCTACACCTACATCAGAAACAAATATTCTTACACCATTAACTCCTACTAAACCAGATCTTAGGATTTTGTTTAATCAGTTAAGAAGCGAAATACTGTCTGGTTTGTTTTGTGCCCAAACCGCTACAATAGTAAGTTTTAATGCAGCTAAACAAATAGCTACTGTTTCAATCAATATGCAGATGGTTATAGGCTATACTCAATCTGCCTCAACTGGACTCACCACGACAGGTGGAGAAACTGTAAGTTCGCAAACAGTATCTGGTGCAAATCCAACATCTGTGCCTTATACGCATCTTTATGAAGTACCAGTGTTATGTTTGGGCGGTGGAGGTGGGGCAGTTACTTTTCCTATAAGTGCTGGTGATACCTGCTTATTAGTATTTATAGACAGAGATATAGATAATTGGGCAGTGTCAGGACAAACCAATTTACCACCCAATACAGTACGTATGCACGATATAAGCGATGCAGTAGCTATTGTAGGTTTAAGATCGCAAGTTGAACCATTGAGTAATTATTCAACCACAGATGTACAACTTTATGGCGGTGGTACTGGACAACCCATGATTTCTTTAGGTAGTGGTCGTGTAGGTATTAAAAATGACGTAACTAGTTTATTGACAACTTTTAATGTATTAATTGATACATTAACAGGCATAAACAACAACTTAATTTTGGCGTTAAATACATTAAATGTAGGTGGAGCATTGACCCCAGAAATAACAGCTTTAACAACAATACAATCTACTACAATTCCAGCATTAGCTGCAGATGTATTAGCCTTACTTAAATGAGCGCACCATTAATGATCTTCAGAGAGGTTTCTCTCACCAATACAAGCCCACAAGGGTTAGATTGGCAATTTGGTCAAGGATTAAGCAATTATTTTACTGGTGATGAAGCTATAGCCTTAAACATACAAACGGCTTTACAGACGTTATTAGGCGAAGCTTTTTGGAATACTAGTTTTGGCATAGATTGGATTAACTTATTGGGTAATCTAAATACCGAAAATGCTATTTTGACCAAAACAAGGTCAGTTTTAGTAGGTTGTTATGGTGTAACTCAGATCAATTCAGTAGCTGCATCAGTCAATAATTATACCAGACAGTTGACCCTAACTTATAACATATCCACGATTTATTCAACAAACCTATCCAGTTCGACAACGATTTCCGTTTAACGACGTTGTTCCTACTCTTAGATTACTATTCCTAATACTTTAGATTCCAACGGCCTAACAATACAGTCGATTTCTGAAATCCAGAACGAAATCGTGGGTGGAACTATTAGTTTCCCAGGATACGCTACCATATTTCCAGGTGCTAATCTTAATCCTAATTCTCCAGATAGTAATTTAATCAATATTTTTGCACAGGCTAAAGAAGATGTACTTCAATATGCCCAGCAAATTTACAACTCTTTTAATCCTCAATTAGCAGTTGGTACAGTTTTAGATGCTAGATGTGCTATAAATGGAGTAATTAGACAAGGTGGTACATATACTCAGCAACCAATTTTGGTTACACCTGCAGCTACTGCTACTTATCCATTTAGCATTTATGGTATAGACCAACAACCATTAACACCTTTTTCAGTATCAGATGGTTCTGGCAACATATATCAATTAGTAGGTACTTATACTTTTACTAGCTCTACGCCACAGTCTTTATTATTCCAAGCTGCTAATCAAGGACCAGTACAATCTGCATTGAATACTATAACAACTATAGTATCCGTATCGACTAGTGTAGGTTCAGTTAATAACCCTACAATTTATAATTCATTAGGCCAATTAGAAGAATCTGACTCAGCACTTAGAATACGTCGTGCTTCTTCTGTTTCATTGCCAAGCAAAGGTTATTTACAAGGTTTATACGCTGGTTTACTTACAGTACCAGGTGTGGTTTATGCAGTAGTATATGAAAATGATTCAAATGTTACTACTAATGGCATACCGCCACATAGCATTTGGGTTATTATAGATACAAATACGACTTTAACTGATAGTTTAAAACAACAAATAGCTGAAATTATTTACGTTAAACGTAATGCTGGTTGTGGACAGACAAACTCAGGTACAGGTGGTACAGGTACCGCAAATCTTTCTGGTACTACAGTAGCATCGATTACTTTAGGCACCGGTGGAAGTGGTTATATTTATGCACCTACTGTTACAATTACTGGAGGCGGTGGTTCTGGAGCAACTGCTCATGCAGTAGTTAGTGGTGGGTCTATTACATCGTTTGTAGTTGATACGCCTGGCACAGGTTATACTTCGGTTCCTACAGTTAATGTAAATCCTAACACTATTGCAGTTAATATAACGCAAGTAGATGGTAGTACTTTTTCAATTTATTTTGATGTAGCTGTACCGCAATCTTTCTACTTTAAATGCAATATATCTCCTATAGTTCTTGGTGGTATTGTACCTAATGCTTCTGCATTAAAAAATGATATTATTAGCAATTTAAATTACGCTATTGGTCAGCCAGCAGATGCTAGCCAGATTATTGCAATACTTAATACTTACGCACCTAATTGTTATATTTATAATGCTAAAGTATCTACTGATGGATCAACATGGTTAGATATAGTATCACCTACTGGTGTTAACTATTTATTTAATCTTCCTGCAGGTAATATTACGTTAACTGGTGCATCATAATGCCTATATTTCCTGTAAGACCTAAGAATAACATATTTCCTATTTTTGCCAATGGGGTATATGATGCTTATTCTAGTGTCACACCTAGTTGGCCTACGGCAGGTGCCCCAACTACAGGAAATGTACCTACAAAACATTTAATAGCATTAGTTAATTACTATGTAGCTAGAATTATATCACAGTATTCACAAGGTCCTAACGCCCAGCGTCTAATAGCTTTAATGTCAAAACAGGCATTGGGTGATGATATTCTTACACAAATTCTTTATGCTTTTAACATAGATACAGCAGTAGGAGTACAACTTGATATTATAGGACAATATGTAGGTGTTAATAGAAACATTAATCCTGCTACCAGTATTCCTTATTGGGGATTTCAAAATTATAGCAATTCTGGCAATACTATAGGTTTTCGTAATTACGCCCAAAACAGCAATACTACTGGCGTATGGGAAACATACCATAGTGCTGGTTTACCCAATAGTGCATTAAATGATGATCAATATAGATTAGTTATACAATTACAGATCATATTAAATGCAAACGATGGAACTTTAGCTTCCATACAAAATTATCTTTATACGTTGCTTCCAGGTTTTGTTACCCTTACGGACAATCAAGATATGACACTTACTTACTATGTGTCTAATCTTTATACCACCTTGAGTACTGATATATTAAAACAATTTTTACCTAAACCAATGGGAGTTGGTATAAATGTAACTATTTTATCATATGGTAGCCAACGTACATTGAGCGACGGAAATGTAAGAACAACAAGTTTAGGATATACACGCTACACATCATTAGGAACTTAATATCATGGCAAACGAAAGAATAATACAAATTAATAGTTCTACGCCAATAACACGTTTGCGTAATACAAATGATGTAATGGAATTAGATAACGCAGGTCTTCCAAATTCTACGGCATCTGCACAAATCTCTGTATCTAATATTACTGGTGGTGTTCTTATGGACTATTCATCTAGTCCAGTAACTATTACTACATCAATGTTGGCTAGTGGTTTTGCTAGTGTTTATAAAATACCATTTAACTCAACCTTAGCTACTGCACCAACAAAAATAGATATTACTCTAATGTGTAATTCATTAGTTTTATCTAATTTGACCACAGTATTTGGTAATATTGTTTATAATTTAACTGATACACAATATTTTTATGTAGCCCTTTCTGCACCAGTACCAGACGGAACCCACAAAATTACTTGGAGAGCTTACGCTTAATATGAAATACTTAAAATTATTATTTTTACCATTGGTGGTAAGTTTTGTTTTAGCACAAACTACTCCAATAAATAATCCTACATTATCTGGTATTGTAACTATTAATTCTTCACCAGCAGTAACAGGTTGCATAACTTATGTAGATTCATCTAATCGTTTACAACCATTAGCATTAGGTACAAATTTAGCATTAAGTGGTGGTACTTTAACTGTAAATACTAGTAATAGTGGTGTTACATCAACAGGTGTACAAGGGTTTCCAAACGAAATTTATGTAAATGGAACTACAGGTACTTATATAACTGGTAATGTAATTTTAACATTACCTCAACCCATAGGTACAGGTAATACTGTACAATTTAATCAAATTGGTATTGGTGGTGCTACAGTTTTGGGATCGGGTGCATCAGTTACTGGTACTTATGCTGCAAGCACAGGTTTATTTTCAAATCCTGCGGTTGGTATATATGATCAACCAACATTAGTTATGAACGCTAATAGCGAAGTAATGACTGGTGTATTTATTCAGCCTAATCTAAGTATCGGCAGTTACACAGGTTTAACCTATTATGGATTAGATTTGGGTACTGTTTCTGGTGGATCTAGTAATATTACTAATGCTTATCAACTTTACATTGGTTCGGCACCTACTGCCACAAATCATTATGGCATATATCAATCTGGTACAGATACGAACGTGCTTAATAATTTAAAATTAACACCAGGTGGTGGTGGAGGTATAACTTTTGCAGATGGTACTATTCAAACTACTGCTGGCGGTGGTGGTGGAGGCGGTGGCGGTATAACAGCAGTTTTTGGAACTAGTGGACAAATCAATGCAGTTACCACTTCTAATCAAGCTACTGTTTCATTAGCTACTACAGGAGTAAGTTCTGGCTCATATACAAACGCAAACGTAACTATTGATACATTTGGACGTATTACTTCTGCATCTAATGGAAGTGCTGGTATAACTAGTATTGTAGGAACTGCTCATCAAATTGGCGTTTCCACATCAGGAGGTACTGCAACAATTTCAACAGCACAATCTATAGATACTACAAGCCAAGTTACGTTTGCTGGTATACAAGATAATGGTTTCTTTAATTGCACTTTTTCACCAGCTAATTTTATATCTATTAATGCTGGTGGTTATATAGCCGCTACTGGAAATATTTCAGGAGCTAATTTTAGTTTTACTGGTACAAATAATAATTATATCTATGGAGTAACTCAAATTACTGATGGTACTTCAAATCAAGTATTATTAGATCCAATAGGTAAAGTTACTGCATCAACTAGTGTTTTTAGTAATTTAATATATGCTAATTCTTTTAAATTAGCTGGTTCGACTATTACAAGCTGGACTGGAGCAGGTCTTACCACTACTGGCGGTAGCATTGCATTATCTACATCTGGTGTATCTGCTGGTTCTTATACTAATGCTAATATAACTGTAGATTCTTATGGTCGTATTACATCAGCTTCAAATGGTTCAGGTGGTGGTGGAGGTGGCACAGTAAGTTATGTTGGATTAACAATGCCATCTGGTTTTTCTGTAAGTGGAAGCCCTGTTACTTCTTCTGGTACATTATCAGTATCCACTTCATTAAGTGGTATGATTAGAGGTACAGGATCTGGTTTAGCGGTAGCTACTGCTGGTTCCGATTATACTTCACCAACTGGTACTGAAAATTTAAGCAATAAAACAATATCACAATCAAGTATTGGAACTACTTATATTGCAAATTCACACGTAGATAGTACGCCAATAGGAGCAACAACTCCTAGCACTGGTTCATTTACAACTATTTCTGCTGCTGGTAATATTAATGCTAATGGTGGATATGTTGGATTATCAAGTCCAACTGGTACTCCTCCAAGCAATGGTACTGCACAAGTAGGTGCTTACTCTGCGTTTGGTCTTGAATTAACTGGTAGAGGTAGCACAAACGATATAACAATATTTTCACCAACTGGTGGTATCGCAATTACCGTTCCAACGGGATCAAACAATACACAATTTAGCGGTATGGTTATGTATCAACATTATACGTATGCTTCTCTTCCTACTCCTAGTGCTGTACCATATGGTGAATGTTTTATTACTGATAGTACAACACCACCTGGTTCTGGATATGGAACTGTACCAACTGGTGGTGGTGGCCCTTATATACGCAAAATTTACTCAGATGGTTACAACTGGGTGTTTGAATAATTTACTACAATGCCACAACTAACTAGATATACTCCGTCTTTATTCTCTAATTCATCTACCGCAGCAGCGTCTGTAGGTGTGTTTGGTAGTTTAGCAGCTTCTTCTCCTGCTACTTCAACCAATCCTAATACTATACAAAGCTTGTCTGCATGGTCTGGCGGTTGGCCTGCAGCAGTTGTTGGAACTAATCAGCCAGCATTAGAAGATATGAATGGCCTATTTTATTGGCTATCGTATTATATTAACTATGGTATGCAAGTAGGTGTCCCAGAGTATGATTCTGGTACCACATACTATAAAAATGCTTTGGTTAACAATATGCAAAATACATCAATTCCTTATGGAATTTATGTTAGCCAAGTAGATAATAATATTTATCCATTGGTGGCATCTGGCGGTGGTGTTAATACTGCTTACTGGCTTCCATTTGCACAAACGCTATCTGGTCCTAATTTATGTAAAGCATGGGTTAATTTTGATGGTAGCACATCGGCTTGTACTATTTTAGGTAGCTCTCCTTCCATTAGCTCAGTTACATATATAGCAACAGGCGTATATCAAATTAACTTTGTACCTGGTACGTTTACATCTGCTGCTTATGCTTGGTCTGGTAGTGCTGGTACACAAAATGGATTAGGTTATTCATCAGGTGATAACAATGTTATTACTGGTGGAACTATCGGTTATACGGGTGTTAAAACAACAACTTCATTACAAGTATTCTGCTGGGAATCTTATGGCGGTGGTACCAACAATCAAAGGCTAGAAAATTCTAGCTGTATATCAGTAATCGTATTTGGCAATTAATGTTCTATGAATTACCAGCAGCTACCTTTAAATGTTCAGCTTACGCTGATCTCTAATCCACCTAGCTCAATATCGCTGGTAACGCACCCTAATGTAAATTATACTTTAAGTTCAAGCAGTCCTACTGATATTAACACAGGTCAAATCCCACAACTATGGGTAAGACGTGGGGCACAAATTAACATAGGTATATTTGATCAGTACAATGCTTCGGTAGATTTATCTAGCTTAGAGTATTTGCAAATAGTTATTACGGCTAATCCTAGTGCGATTACGCCAATAATTACATCTACTGTATATCCTCCATACATCAGATCAAATATTAGTTATAATGCTTGGACTCAAGGATTACAGGCACAAGCTACATTTGTATTAACCAATGTAGATACTGATATAACACTCTACGGACAAAACTCCGCAGAGTATTTCATGTACATCCAAGGTTATACAACCACAGGTAACATGATTACTTATGGTGGAGGTAACTGTGTATTTTACAATCCAGCATACAATGTACCTGCTCCAAAAGCTGCTTACGTTTCACGTAATGCACAATCAACAAGTACAAATACATCAATATTAGTTTACCCTACAAGCCAACTACATACTGAACGTATTACTGTAACTGGTTCAGCTAGTCCAAGACAGGTAGTTGTATATAATACAGGTTTGATTGCTGGTTCTCATGTATGGCTAAGATTTAGCACAACAGATACTTTACCTATAATTTTCGAGGTTTATGATTCTAGTTTAACAGGTAATTTACTTGTTACATTACAAACTGATCAATACACTCCAGGTGCTTTAGTTGATCTTGTATTTAATGGTGGTAGCTTTGAATTGAATGATACTATAATCCCTGCTGCTGGTACTTATTCTTAATATGAAATTGTGTAATATTTTAGCTTTATGCTTACTGCCTTTGTCTCTTTTTGGACAAACTAATGTCCAGAAAAACCAAGTCACTAATGTATTGTCCAATGGTTCTATTGTAGTAGGTAGCGGAACATCTATTACTACATCTGGTACTGGATATATTACTGCAAATACAATTACAGGTAATGTAACTTGGAATCAGGTTACAAATACGCCAAATAGCGCAGCAGGTTATGGCATAGTAAATGGTGCAAAAATTGACCAACTTGGTGCAGATCCACAAACAGGTACAGGTGCTATTGTATTTTCTAACAACGCTACGCTTAATAGTGCTACAATGGTCACGCCTAACTTAGGCACACCAAGCTATGTAAGCTTAAACAATGGTAGCAATCTTCCTACAACTGCTTTAACAGGCAAAATTACTAATAGCCAATTAACCAATAATTCGATTACAATTACCGCAGGTACTGGTCTTAATGGCGGTGGTAACGTGCAATTAGGTGGTACAGTTACTTTAACCAATAATTACAATGGTACAGTCACACAAGTAGGTGGTACAGGAAATGTAAATGGCATTACCTTAACTGGTAATGTTACTACAACTGGAAACCTAACTTTAGGTGGTACTTTGGGAAATATTACTAATAGTCAGCTAACTAATAATTCTATCAATGTTATAGCTGGCAATGGTTTGAGCGGTGGTGGCAATACACAACTTGGAAGTTCAGTTACCCTTAGCAATGCTGGTGTAACAAATATATCTACAGGTACTGGCATAAGTGCCAATGCTTCTACTGGCTCAATCACTTTATCAAACACAGGTGTTACTTCTATTGTGGCTGGTACTAATGTTACTATTAATGCATCTACAGGTTCAGTACAAATTAACTCTAGTAACCCCGGCGGTACTGTGACTAGCGTAAGCACCAACAATCAAAACGGCGTTATTACATCTGTTGCTACGGCTACATCTACACCAAATATAACCATTGGTTTAGGTAACATTACTCCAACAAGCGTTACTTCCGTAATGAATGGAAATTTAGGTCTTACTACTCCAAATGCAGTCTACACGAATAATCTCAGAACTACTACTCTTACTGGTTATCTTTACGGCAATTCAACTAACAATGTCACTGCTTCTACTAGCATCCCTACCACGGCGTTGTCTGGCACGATTACGAATAGCCAACTCACTAACAACTCAATTAATATTGTCACTGGTACTGGGCTTAGTGGTGGGTCTAATGCTCAACTTGGTTCGACAGTAACCTTAACCAATACGGGTGTAACTAATATCATAGCTGGTTCTAATATCACAGTTAATGCAAACAATGGTAGTGTGCAGATTAGTTCTAGTAATCCTGGTGGTACAGTTACAAGCGTAGGACTTGCAGCACCCTCTGGTTTAACAGTAACCAATTCTCCAGTTACAAGCTCTGGTACTTTAACTTTATCTACTACACTCAATGGCTATGTTTCTGGCAATGGAAACAATGGACTTACTGCATCAACAACAATACCAGGTTCTGCAATCACAGGTAACATCGCTGGCAACGCAGCTAATGTCACAGGCGTTGTAGCAGTAATAAATGGTGGTACTGGAGTTACTACATCTACTGGTAGTGGTTCAAATGTACTTTCTAATTCTCCGACTCTTGTAACCCCAAATTTAGGACAACCAACATATGCTGACCTAACTAACGCAACTAGATTACCCCTAAGTTCTGGGGTTACAGGTATACTTCCAGTTGCTAATGGCGGTACTGGTACTGCAACACCAGCGACTGTTGCTGGTACAGGAATATCAGTTAGTGGCTCATTTCCTAATCAAACGATTACAAATGCTGGTGTAACAAATTTAGTAGCTGGAT